GCAATAATGTGTAATTGCAGGAGGTTTTACATTGAAAATAGAAAGTTTAGATAAAAAATATCTTGAAGAATATGTGGAGGACTTGATAGATAAAGAACAGGATAACCGTTCAGAACGTAAGAAAAGAAGGCTAAAAAAGTCCAAATTTAAGAAAAAATTAACATAAGGAGAGAATATGGAGAACTTGTATAAAAGGCGAGAGAATGAAGATTATATGGAGTATAAAGCTAGATTGTTACTTGGTAAATTAGATAAAACCATAGATTTGGACTGGTCGGAAATTGCTAATTTATTAGGATTAGATTATTCGCCAGACCATTTACGAAAAACAGCTTATGGGTTTAAAGAAGCATATGAATATTATTTAGCTAAATTGGCTGATTCTATCAATGATAATGATATTCTTAATGAATTAGAATTAAAAAGAATTGATTTTGAAAAAGAGAAACAAAGATTTTATGACCAAAGGACAGCTTATAAAAAATTAATACGTGGAAATGCCAGATTTGATGAATTGAAAAATATAATTCAAAAATCTTTAAATGATATAGAGTTATATAAACCTGTACAATATAAACATGCACATTCAGACAATGATTTGTTGATAGGATTAAATGATATACATTATGGTGTAGAAATAAATAATTATTGGAACCAGTATAATTCAAATATAGCAAAAGAAAGATTAGAACATTATATACAAGAAATAATATCCATACAAAAAACACATAATTCTGAAAATTGCTATATCACTGCCAATGGAGATTTGATAAGTGGAAATATTCATTATAAAATAGCTATTGCAAATCGTGAAAATGTGGTGCAACAAATTATGGGAGTTTCTGAATTATTATCATGGTTTATAAGTGAGCTAAGTGGACATTTTACTAATGTGTATTTTTCATCCGTTGCGGGCAACCATTCTAGGTTATCATTAAAAGACAAAAGCCCTAAAGATGAAAGGCTGGATGATTTGATACCATTTTACATAAAGGCTAGATTGCAGAACTTATCTAATGTCCATGTAATAGAAGATAAGATAGATAATACAATAAATATGATAAATATAAGAGGTAAGAATTATGTAATGGTTCATGGTGATATGGATAGCTTAAATGGATTATTAAAATTGATAAAAATGTTACCAGAAAAAATATATGCAGTAACGATGGGACATTTGCACCATAATACTATCACTCATATGCAAGGAATTAAAATAATTCAAAGTGGATGTCTTGTAGGTGTAGATGATTATTGTATAGAGAAAAGAATATTAGGGAAAGCACAACAGTTGGTTTGTGTATGTAACAACAGTGGAGTTAAATGTAGTTATGATGTTGAGTTTGGTTAATTTTGAATGTAAAGGATAAAATATAGTGGAATTTTGAATACAAGGCGGTGGAACAAGTGGCTACAGCAAAGAAAAAATCCATACCCAAAGCTAAAGATGAAAACATTTATTATTGCGTTGGTTGTGGGAAAGTGCATAGACCAGAAGAATTTTATATTAGTTATCATTTGTATCATGCAAACGGGAAATTACCTTTTTGTAAGAAATTTATTAAAAATAAAGTGTATAAATCAGATGATAGTGTAGATGTAGAAAAATTTAAAACTTTACTAATGCAATTAGACCTTCCATTTTTACAAGAAATTTATGATAAAACTTTAGAATCAGGTAGTGACCCTGTAGGCAATTATTTTAGGATGATTAATGCTTTGCCACAATATAAAGAAATGACATGGAAAGATGGTTGGGACATAAGTATTGAAGAAGAAATTGAAAGAATATTAGCAGATGAAGATAGAAGAATAGATATAACAAAACCTACAAATAAAATGACTAGAAAAGAACTTTTGAGATTAAAAGAAAGATGGGGTTTTGATTATGACATAGAAGAATTATATTTGTTTGAGAAAAAATATATGATGCTTAAAGATAATTATAGTGAAAGAACAGCTATGCACACAGAGGCTCTTTTTAACTATATAAGATATAGAGTTAAAGAAGAAATGGCTACCGCTAAAGGGCTTATAAAAGAAGCTAAAGAATGGGGGGATTTAGCTAATAAAGCTGCCGTAGCAGCTAAAATAAATCCTTCACAATTGAGTAAAGCAGATTTGAGTGATGGTTTGTCTACATTTTCAGAATTATCACAAGCAGTAGAAAGAGAAGTTGACGTGATTAGAATATTACCTAGATTTAAGTATAGACCTAATGATGCTATAGACTTTAATTTATATTGTTACATTAATTATGAAAGAAAATTAGCAGGTTTACCTCCTATAACATACGAAGAAGTATATTCTTTTTATGATAAAAGTATAAAAGATTATGTAGACCAGTATGGAGACCCTTATGAAATATTTAAAGATGACCCTGCTTTAAAAAACAGAGATAAAATAAAGAGATTTATACAAGTTGATGATAACATTGAAGTTGGTGATAATTAATGGCTTCATATGGTAATTTTCAAAACAAAAATGCTAAATACACAAGACATAGGAGTAATCATATACCGGAACATAATCCTACAGTAAAAGCTACGGGTGGAAAACAATATTCTCATTTTGAAGATAATTTAGAAAAATATATGGATTTTTTATCTTGGGCTAGATGGAATTTAGACTTATTTTTTGATTTAATTAGACCAAAAACAGGTGGAATTAATTTACATTCTGACCAAAGAGCTTTTATAAGAGCGGTATGTAGATTTCATTCTGTGTATGGGGTATTTCCTCGTGGATGGGGCAAAACAACATTAGAAGTGTTAATTATGTATGGTATGTGTTGTTTATATCCTGGTATTGAATTTGCTCTTACAGCACAAACAAAAGAAAATGCTGCTAAATTATTAAAGGATAAACATAATGACATAACAAGAAAATACCCGTGGTTTAAGAACGAAATTATTGTTGCCAATTTCTCAAGAAATGATGCAGAAGTTTTATTTTTAAATGATTCAAGGGTTAATATATTAGCAAATAATCAAACTAGCAAGGGACAAAGAAGGCATATTATAAACATTGAAGAAAGTGTTTTAATGGACAATGCTATTTATCAAGATGCTTTGTATCCTATTGTTGAACATGGAAGGTTGACAGTAGGAGAATTAGGGATAAATAATCCTGAAGAATTATCTCAAAGAGTTAATTTTTTCAGTACAGCAGGTTTTAGAGGTTCAGATGAATTTGAAAGAAATATAAAAATGAAAAATGGTATGCTTAATTCGTCAGGAGAAATTATATTAGGTTCTGATTGGAAATTAGGCTGTTGGTATGGTAGAGGTTCAACTAAAAAACAAATAATGAAAAAGAAAAAAGATATGTCGCCTATAGCATTTGCACAAAACTATGGCAGTGAATGGGTAGGAACTGTAGATGATGCTTTAGTTGATATAAAGAAATTCTTGCATTTGAGAACTTTGGAAATGCCTGAAGTCAAGGGTGATAAAATATCCGAATATTATTTAGGCTCAGACGTTGCTAGAAGTTATAAATCTTCTAATAACCAGTCAAGTACAGCAGTATTAAAAGTTATTAGAGACAGTAGAACTCAAAGAATATCTACCATTCAATTAGTGAATTTGGTATATGTGCCTACTTTCTTAAACTTTACAGCCCAAGCTACTATTTTAAAAAGATTAAAATATATTTATAATGCAAAAATGGTGGCTGTAGATATGAACGGTTTAGGAAAAGGATTTTTTGAAGAATTATTCAAAGAACATACAGACCCATTGACAGGGGCGGTATATCCTTGTTGGGATAGCACAAACACTGAAGATAAACCTGAAAATCCACAAGATGCTGATAAATGTCTATTTGGTATAACTTCACAAGGAATACAAAATGACATTATAGTTAATTTTATAGATGTCGTAGAAGGTGAAAAATTGGAATTATTGGAAAAGCATTCAATTTCTTATAATTTAG